TAGCGCAGTCAGCGCCCCGAGCCGCTTGTCCAGCACCAGCCCCACGCTCTGCCCGAGCGCGGTCACCGGGGTGACGCCCGTGGACTCCTGATACAGCGCGTGGGTCGGGAAGGCCGCGAGGAAGTCGCTGCTGAAATCCGTGATCCGCTGGTACGCCGACGCCGTGGACGCCTGCTCCACCTGCGCCCCAAAGACGTACAGACCGCTGGTGCCGTTGCCCGTGTACACCGCGTTGCCACCAGCGTCATACATATACGAAATGAACGTCGCAGATGTCGAGGTGGTATCAACAATGCCAGACAGCGTCACTCGATACCACGAGTTCCCGACTGCGGTAATTGACGTACTCAACAGCGTCGCCGAACCACTTGTCGTGCCAACCGTGGTGCCAGCAGATAGGTTGTATGTAGAGCGCAACACGTTTGCGCCAGACCCGAAATACAACTGCCCAAGCGTCCGTTCGTCGGCGCGAACATAGATAGACGCCGAATACGCGGTTCCCGCCACAATGGTTTGCGTCCACGTTAGCGCGTGGATGCCGTTCGCCGTGTTCTCGACGAGCTTGTCCGCCAGCGTCCCGCCGAGCGGGTCCGCGAACTGGATCGGGGCCGCCGTCGCCAGCGACCGCGTGTACGTCTGCGCCGTGGAGCCGGGGACGAGTTGAGCGCCCCAGAGCAACACCGCCGACGTGTTGTCGCCAGCATAGTTGAAGGCCTGCCCATTGCACATCACGAAGCTATAATCGCCAGCGCCAGCCAACATCGTCTGGGTAATCGTCAGCCGATACCAGCCGTTGCCGACCGACGTGATGCTAAACCCAGACGGCGTCGTATCGCCAGTCGTATTGCCAACCGTCGTGCCTGACGAGATGTTGAACACATAGCCATAGCTCGTCGTGCCGTCCCACATCCGAACGCCCACGTTGCGCGTCCCGACGGACTGCTTGGCGTATACCGAGAGGGTAAACGCATTGGCCGTAAACGTGTTGGTTCTTCCAGCCGAGACGTGCGATGCCGAGACGGCATTTTCGGTAGACGTTTCAGCGGTCGTAGTCCCGTCCGGCGCAACGGACGAGTTCGCCGTAATCGTTACGTTGGACCGTGCGGTCCACGATGCATTATCGAAGTCCTGCGAGTAGAGCGCGAGGTTCGACAGGATGCTGGCGTTCGACTTCGTCCACGCGGCGTTCTCGAAGTCCTGCGAGTACGTCAGCAGGTTCCGCCGCCACGACACCTTCTCCGGCGTCAGGTCGCTGGGGTCGTACCACACCCCCTGCTCGCCGCTGGCGAACAACGTCGTCTGCGGGTTGAACTCGTACTCCCCCAAATCGCCGAGCCGACCCGACAACGGCAACAGCCCGAGGTTCGGCAGCACCCCGAGGTTGTTCTGCCAGCCTAACTGGCTGAAGTAGGTGTTGTAGAGGGACATTACTCGCGGTCCCGCGTCCCCATCGTGACCGTCACCGCCGCGCCGGTCCCCGAGATCGCGGAGATGTTGCCCCGGATATAGACCCAATGCGCGTTAAGCGCCAAGCCCTGCGTCGCCGAGGTCGTCCCCGAGAGCGTCAGCGTCCCGAGCGTCAGGAAGTTCGTCCCGTCGTTCGAGACCTGAATGTTGACGGTCGCCGAGACCGCACCCGTCCCGCTCACCACCGCCTGCACCGTGGCACCGGGGCCGGGGGCCTCACGGGTCGTGCCGTTGCCGGTCGTCGTCCGGGCCGTGAAGAGGGGGATCGCTTGCGCCATTGCCATCGGGAAATCCTCGAGAAAGTCAGTCGGTGAAAGGTATCAGGTGTTGCGTCGCGTTAGACGGGTTCGTCCGAGTAGGCCAAGACGCAGCGGCAGTTGATGACCTCGTCCGCCGCGCCCGTCGGGTCGAGCGGGTACATCAGGCCGTTCGTGAAGGGCTCGTTGATCCCGATGCGACCCTGCGCCATACACGCCGTGTGGGTCTCCCGCGTCTCGGCGTCCGAAAAGGCGAGCCACTCCTTGCTCTGGTAGAGGTCGCCCATCTCCTGCGCTTGGTCCCACGAGCCCTGCGAGAGCGCCCCAGCGGACTCCGTGCGGGCGATCATCGTCGACCGCGCCGTCACCCGCTCCTCGCCGTAGACCGCCCGACCGACAAGGCGGGACGTCTCCTCGACCGTCAGCCCGGCCCGCTCCGACGCCTCGATGACCGCCAAGACCTCGCGAGCGGTGGTGTCGCCGATGAGCCCCGCGAGCCGCTCGGCCCGCTTACGGATCGCCTCACGGACGGAGGCCACGGAGCGCCCGGTTAGCCCGGACTCCTGCACGTCGGCCTTCAGGTCGGCCCCGACGCCCGCCACCTCGGTCGCACCGAAGGCGTAGGTGGTCGCCACGAGCGGGGTGTAGGTCTCGCGCCAGTTCTCCTCGAGTTCGCCGCCCGTGCGGTACGCCTCGCGAACGCGGAGCTTGGCCGTCGCGAAGTCGCCAGCGGAGGCGATCGAGCGGGTGACCTTCGGACGCTCGGCGCGGAACAGGGCCTCGGCGGTCGCCTTGTAGGTCTGCTCGGTGCGGTCGAGCTCCTGCATCGCCCGCTCCCAGATGCCGCGCTTGCGGGCCATCGCCTCGTCCATCGGGGCTGGTTCAGGCATCGGCTCCGAGCGGTCGCCGAGCTTGGCCTTCGCCTCGCGCAAGACCTTCCGCATATGGTCGAGCCCGCGGTCGCCCACGGCCAGCCACTTGACCTGCGCGATGACGCCGTTGAGTTGGAAGTCGCCGCGGTGCCGGGCGATCCACGCCTCGCGCAGCCGGATGGCGTTCTCCTCGGCCTCGCCGTCCGGCACACCGCCGCGCTTGGCGATGGGGGCGAGCTTGCGGAACTGCTCGTTGCCCTTCTCGTTCCCGGCCTTCGACCAGAGCTCGGGCCAGTTCTCCTTCAAGTCCTCGGCCTCACCCACGGGGAACAGCGCCCATTGGGAGTTCCGAAGCGTCACCTTCTTGTCGTCGCCCTCGGCGGGGAAGTTGGTCACCGGGTCGGCGCGACCTTCCTCGACGTCCTCGGACTCGTCCTCGTCCTCGGCTTCCTCTTCCTCGTCGAGCTCCTCGGCCTCGTCTTCCTCGACGTCCTCGACCTCGGCCTCCTCGTCCATCTCCGGCGTCGGCGCACCACCGGCGGGCGTCTCGTTGTCCGTCGCAGGCGGCTGGTCGAGAATCTCGGCGGGGTTGATGACCGCGACCGCGGCGGGGATCAGGTCGCGCCCGGCGGTCTTCAAGATGCTATCGGTCGGCTCGGGGAGCGGGGAGAGCTTGAGCGCGGTGCGGCTCTCCTCCCACGTCCGAAGCCCCTCGGCGTACTCGGCGCGGATACGGGTCGATGTCTCGGTGTCGTTCTCGACCAAGTCGCGCAGCTTGTCGTGGTCGTAGGTCACCCAGACGTCGCCGAACTCGGGCGCGAGCCAATGGTTCAACTCGTCCTCGAGCGCGGAGAACATCGGCTCGATGGTGTGCTGGACCAGTCGGGCGCGGGCCTCGGCGTACTGGATGCCCGACAGCCCCGCATCGCTCGAGGCGGACGCGATGCCGATCATCCGGGGGTCGACGCCGAACGCGGCGCAGATGTCCTCCCGCGAGACCCGGCGGAGGTCGGGGAACTCGAGGTCGGAGAGCGTGAAGCCCAGCGGCTTGATGTCCTTGACCGCCCCGAAGAAGGCCGGGGTGCCACGCTTGCCGCGATCGACTACGCGGGCGCGGTAGCGGTCCTGCATCGCGGAGGCATCCTCGGTGGTCGCCTCGTCCGCCATCAGCACGGCGAAGGTCGGCGTCCCGTCGTTGGTCACGACCTGACGGACGTACTGCGTCGCCTCGTTGTCGGCGAGCATCGACCCGATGGCCGTCGCCCCACGGGGATACCCGAACACCTCGGCCTCGAACGGACGGCCCATATCGAGGTCGCGGAAGTGCAGCATATCCTCGACCGGGACGTTGACGATGATGCCCGCCCAGTTGCCGTAGTCGTAGCGGCGCGGGTCGCCCTCGGGGTCAATCCAGACCTGCTGCATCGACTCGGCGTTGATGGCGCGGAGCCCGACCGGGGGCCGGTTCTCACCGGG